TCCTTCCTTATCTCCGTGTCGTCGTAGTTGGAGAGCCCGGCCAGCTTCTCCTTCTCCTGGTCGGTGTAGTCGTTCGTCGAAAGCCCTTTCCCTTCTTCCTTGTCGACCTTTTGGGCAAGGAGTTTGTCAATATTCCCGACCTTATTTACAGCGTCATTTGCCGCTTTTGCCGCCTCGTTCGCGGCGTTTGCAGCGTCGATAGGGGCTTCGGCATATTCTTCCTCCGTAAGTTCGGAATTCGGGTTGTATTTCTTGAATGCCTCGTAAGCACTCTCGCCGGGCAATCCGATAACAAGGCTTGACGCCTCAAGGTTGACAGTTTCCGTTGTAAGGTTGCTTTCGTCTTCGCCACCTTCCAAAAGTGTCGTAGGAACCAATTCGAAGGCCTTGCAGTAGTCGACCGCCGTTTGCCCTCTCTTCTGCAAATTCTCCCACATGGTGAGACGGTACACCCCGATGGATTTTTGCATTGCTCCGCTGATGGTGAAAATCGCGGTGTTGCCTTCGGTGGTGAAATCGACGGGAATGTCCATATGCGAAGGCAAATGGACGAAGAGTCTCAGGTCGCGCCCTTCGAGTGCTACCTGCTGCCCATTGGTGAGTATCGGCCAATGTATCTCTATGTCCTTGCCTATCCGGATGCGTTTCATATTCCTTTCGAGCGTTTATTCTTTTTTGAGAGCGGACATGATACTGTCGTAGAAGACCGCCTTGCACATCTTTGCGGTATCAACGATAATCAATTCCTCCTCGTCGGAAACTTCGATGCCGCCTTCGCTGTGGAGGATGCGGAATGCCAGGTCATGCGCTACGATGCCGTTCATGCCCATGTATATGGCGTTGGCAAACTCTTTCCTTGCATCGACGACAATATGCCCGGCGCGGGAAATGTCGGTGAACAGTTTGAACTCTTTTAAATTCAATGTTTTCATATATCCTGTTTTTGTGTTAATATTGGCACCAGTTGGCCGTCCACATACTGTTCATATGATCCCACAATATGATCCACAGCTTACCCCAATCCAAGGTAATTTCAGTGTTGTTTTGAGAGTTGGAATTGGTGCATATCCTGTGCTGGGTATTCCCGCGCGTCAACTTGACATTGCCGCTGCCGACCTTTCGGATGAAATAAATCTGCCCTTGTTTTGGTGAAGACGGTAAAGTCAGCGTAATCTCTCTCGTAGCCGTACTGAACACCACGCTGTCCATGTCGGTCAGGGTTCTATTGGAAGAGGTTCGCACATTCCTCAGCCTGAAACCCGTTATGAACCCCTCTGGGATATATAAGGCATGGTTTCCGGACTGACGTGCAGCGGTAGTGGTTCCATCCGATAATGCTGCTCCGGTGACATTTATATACACTCCGTAATTGCCTGCCGTGCCGCCGGCTGCGCTGCGGCTTACTTCTGCTCTTATAGGCCCATAGAGGGCACCACCCGTTGATGCCGGCCAGGTGTCGACTCCAAGATAAAGATTAGTCTTACTGCCTGTAAACTTAATCAGATTGGAAGATAGAAGCATATCACCGAAGCTGTCTGTGGATTTTAATGCTCCTTCGTCAATTGTAAAGTTGCCTATCGTTCCGCTCGATGCGTTGATAGTCCCTGTAATATCGGCTTTGGTGGCCACGAATGACCCGTCCTTAGCAACCCTGAACGGCGCATTCGACGGTGTACTGTTCCCGACGAACAGTGGAATATCGCCACCCACGAGCCCTGCGATGATAGTATTCACGGAAATGTCTGTCTTGGAGTTGTGCACCACGAACTCCATACCTTGCAGGAAGTTGATGACGGCATTCTCTGCGAACAACAGGGGCGTATATATCGGCACCATGTCGTTGAGTTGTTGCCAATATGCCGACGCGGATCCCGCCGCCGGTTTGTTGGAAGCAGACGAAGTGTGCGTCTGGCTGCACTGGAATTTCAGCTGTTTGTTGTTCGCATAGATCGTAACTATGTCTATGTATCTGGGGCCATTGGAGACAAGGTCGAGGTCATTGCGGTATTCCACTCCCGATGCCCATTCCGTGAGGCGGATTATGCAACCCTGCAAGCCATCCTTGCCGGGAGCGCCGTCTTCGCCGGGGGCGCCGTCATCACCTTTAGGGCCCTGCTCTCCCGATATGCGTACCGGAGTTGCCCAGCCTACCGTCGGGTGCAACAGACTATTGTTGGCGTCTATTTCTGCCTGGGTCATCCACAGATATTCACCCGAAGAGAGCGACGGCGGGGTGTCGCTCCAACCTGCGGGGGTGCGATCCGTTTTGACCAGCGCCGGCGCCGTGGTGGTGCTGTTATTCTTGGCGTATTTGAAGTCAGTATGCGGCCCCGGCTCCCCATCCTCGCCCGTTACGCGGATAGGCGTCGACCACGCCCCGGCCTTTCCGGTCGATGCGTCTATCGTAGCCTTGGACATCCACCATATACCGACACCAGTGGGCGCGTCATTCCATCCGGACGGAATGGGGTCGGAGGATGTCGGCTTTGCTGGCTCCGTATCGCTATTTTTAAATACATAGGATGTCCAGTTTCCCGGTTCGCCCGATACGCGCTGAGGGGCAGACCATGATTTGACCTCCCCGTCGACAACGGTGCCGGTACACATCCATGTAGGACGTTGATCCGACATCGGGAGCGTCTCCGCAGTCCAGCCTTCGGGCGGTATTTTAAGCTCCGTGGGTTTCGCCGGTTCGTTCTCGGACTTTTTGAATATGCTGACCGTTTCGAGCACCCCGTATCCGCCTAAGTATACCCACTCCTCGGCATCCTTGTCGGGCTCTGTCGTGGTGCCGTCGACCAGACAGCGCCAATGTCCGTTGTTCCAATATACGTCGTCGTTGCGGTTGTATGTTTCCGTGGCGCTCCACACTCCGCGGTCTATGATCGTGGGCACCTCTTCGCCGCCGGGCGTGAATTGCTGGATGACGCCCGACATATAGATGTTGTTCAGGTATGCCGAATACCCCCTCATCTCTATCCCGAATACGGACAGGTTTGACAGGTCGCCATATTGCGCGGCGATATTGGACGCAGTGAACTCCCAATCGGAAACTCCCGTTAAATAACGCTGGTATGTCCGGGTTTCATAGCGGGAGGTCTGCCGATCCTCATTCGAGAAGGAGCCATAGCCCACGAAGGTCATCGACGCCGCCGGATGATATTGGGTGGGGTAAGCTCCCGATACCGGGCGTAGTTGATACTTGAAGGTCTTGTAAGTTGTAGTGTCCAGCTCCTCGGTGATGCGGAAATAGCAGGTGGCGAACCCGGCAAAGCGCCTGTTGCCACGGCCGTCGTCATAATCCGCGCTTGCATTCTCCGAAGTGTTCAAATTGTGGAAGATGCCCATACATATATCCCCGACCCGAGGACTTCCGATCTCGCCTTCTTCGAGCTTGAGGGTGATGGTTTGGGCCGTGGTGTCGACGCTTTCGATGATCCCGGCACTTGGAGCATACCACGTATCGCCCATGGATATTTCGACACGGTTGTAGCGGAGTTCCGGTACCTCCAGGAATCCCCGAAGTTTCAGGCTCTGCATCTCTGCGTCGCCATGCTCGTCGATACGGCCCCCGAGGCCCGTCATTCCCCCAACGAATTCCGGTGTGCGGAAGCTGCCTATGGCCGTCTTGAAACGCACATCGTCGCCTGTGCGCAACGGCTGGTTCATGTAATCGCCAAACGCGTGTCCGTCCCATTTGTCTGCATCCCCGGCTTTGATTTTCTTGTAGATGTATGGTTCGACATTCGGATCAGAGGCTGATTCCGAATCTTCCGAGCCTTCCATTGCTACCGCCCCTTCCGGTTCCTCCGGCTTGGCATAATCGGGGTTCTCCTCTCTCAGCGTCAAGTAGCCCTCCTGCTCACGAAGTTTCTCTAAAAGCTCATAATTGGAGTGCGTATGGAAGTTCAAGCCCGCATCATCGCCGCCCGAAGTCGTGACGACAACCCGGCCGCTTGCTGCGCCCTCTGTATTCCGACTCCTGCGCGACGTTGCCGGAATGTATTCTACTGCGGAATAAAATTTACTTTTTGTCATATTCAATCCCCGTAAATGAATCCGGCGCTATTTCAGCCATTTTTATCTCGCTTGTTTCTCTACCCAGGCTTTGTACCTCACTCAGCAGCATATATTTCGCATCGCCCGATGATGCATCTGACAAAACTTCCGCCGAAGGTTCCAGGGCTATGGTACCCGAGAGTGTAGACATACGTCTGGCGTAGTTCGAATACACCGTACCCGCGAGCAGTTGTTCGAGGGAGGCTGTTTCTCCCGCGCGGTAAAACGTCTGGATCACGCTCCCGGCTCCCTCCTCCGCAAACCCGCTGTCCGAGGTTCTCAGGATATAGCCGCGGCCCGAAGGCAGCAGAATCTTCGCAGTCCCTATTATCGTCGAGATGTCCAAAGATTCCTTTGCCTGTTTGTTGATCCATGCGGATACTTTAACATCCTCCTCGTTGACACTGTTGCCGTTAGATTTCACTACTTCGATCTTGGGGTCTTTATACAGAAGCCAACGGACTTTATCCCAAAGTGCTGCGCGGTATGGCCGATCTGCGTCGTTGTCATGATACCACACCCCGGAGTACACCATAAACTTGATGTATCCCGATATCGGCAGTGCCGGCAGGAGCTCCCCGTCAAGGCTCTTTTGGGACGACAAGCCCCCGGAGTACCATCCGAGCGCCCGCTTGTTCCCTTGCCATCCTCCGAAACCCGTATTGCTTTTTCTGTCGCTTTGGTCGTAAAAACTCAACCACGAAATATGTTCCATCGATCCGACACTGCCTGACAGCGGCTGCCAGCTACCGCTGCCCACATATGAGTGAGACCAGCGGATGTTATTATTATAATAATAGTACTTCGCCGCGCCCTTGTCGTCATACAGCAAGATCATAACGGGGATATAACCATAGTTCACCCAGTTCTTGAAGTCGTCCCAGTTGCCTTCCTCGTTCTCATATGAGGCTTGTTCGAAAGGATTGTAACGGACATCGAAAAGTACATTCAAGGAAACCTTTATTTTGTACCTAAGCCTGTTGGCGTCGCGGACATCCAAGACATGGACGCGGGGCGTTTCGATGATCTCCACGCAGTTGTCCGGAGAGGCGAGTGCATCGTTATCGTCTGCAAGCGCATTCGTAGGCCGTAAGCCTCGCCAGTAATCCCCGGGGCGGAATCCCCACATCACACCGGCGGCATTGCTACCGCTGAACTCCGCGTCTATGCGGAAGGGGCACGCGCCCCCCATCAGCGTCATCTTGCCAAGCTGCGATGAAGCCTCCTGATCGTATGTAATGCGAAATCCATCCGTGCCGGAGTTGCGCTCGGTATATATCAGTTCTCCGGAAGCTCCTATCGGTTTTTCGGGAAGAACCTCATCGGGATCGAGTGTTCCATCAAGCAACGTCCCGGTAGCATAAGGCGAGAAGGTGATCGTAACCTTGTTATACACGGGTTCCACTCCCAGCATAGCATCTGTGCCGCGCCAGCACACAGGCGTAGGCGCAGTGTCGTAGATACCATTGATATCATACAAAAGCAGCTTTCCGTTTTTCTGTTTCAGCCTCAACGCAAAAGGCCGCAACATCTCATCCAACACTTCGCGGATGCTGCTCGGCTCGTCGTCTTCATCGAAGAAGTTCTCGCACATGAGCGAGCAATCCTCAAGGAGTGTGTAGGTCGATTTACCCGGCAGTCGCGTCGTGATGTGCTCCTCAACGCTTCCCCGCTTGAACCCTGCGGCATCCAGGCATATTTCCAGTACCTCGGACATGGTCTTAATGCCTCGCTCCTGCCAGTCCAATCGGTCGAGGATGGCGAAGTCGGAAAACGTCACGGTCGTAATGTAACGATCCTTGTAGGAATAGGGCTCCTCAAAAAGTTCCGTATCGAGCGTCCCAGACCAATACAATTCCCCCTTGCGCAGGATGTCCAGCCGTATAGCGCCGGGCTCCACGGCATAGAGATCTGCAAAGAAACGATCTGACATGGATACCATATTCAATGTCGCAGAGCTGCTATGCACCGGCTCCAATTTATCGACTTCCGCCCATTCGATTTCTACAGGGTCGGACGAAAGCACGATGCGCACAGGATCGAAGTCCGTTTCAGACTCCTGCCATATCTCGATGCGATACGGTATGTTGTCGCGGCTGTAAAATCCGGAATAGTAACGCAAGTGTTTCATCTATTTGACCCTTTGTTTAAATCTGTTGTTATTATCTATCGCGGCGACCAAATCGCGCCCGCGAACCTTGAATTCACCCGAGACATGCACCGCGCGTCCCTGGTTGTTCAGAAGCCCATACAACGTACCCTGTTGGCCCTTGTTGAGCACCATTTCCCCGGAGTTTAAACGCGCGAGTATCTTGTCGCCCTGCGTAGAGTTGCCTCCCACGATACCGCCCTTCTCGAAGCGGGGAATCATTGCGAATGCCGCAAGGGCGGCAGCAATGGCGCCTCCGATAGCCACGAGATTCCACGGAAACGGCAGGCTGGCGGCGCTCGCCCCGGCCGAAGCGGCCCCCTCGGCAGTCTTTGCCGCAACTTTCGTTTCGGCATTCGCTACCGCGGACGTCGTCTCCGCTGCATCCGCAGTCATACTTGCCGCAGCATTGGCGACTTTCTTTCCCGTCACGGTATCTGATGCGGCGGCTTCGGCCAGCTCCGCCTTGGCCAGCATCTCTTTTACTTGCGTCAGCCGCTCGATGATCTCGATAGTCTGAATGAAAGCATCCGAGAGGCTCGTCATGGCCTCCCAAGCCGCCATGATGCGCTCCCACGCCGTTGCGTCCTCATCGGACAAGACTTCGCCGACGCGCTCGAACGACGAAGCGATGTTGTCCGCACTCCCGATGATGCTTTTCACACCACCATAGGTACCCGTGCGAAGCTCTTTCGTAAGCTCCTTGACGGATTTCTTGGCCTCGGCGATTTTCAGTGCGTCTTCGAGCGTCTTGACATTGGACATCGCAGCCGAAAGTTCCTCGGAAAACATGCCGCCTGTTTCTTCGGCCAATTGGCGGAATACATCCCGGTTCTGCTCGGCAACAGAAAGCGCCTCCTCGAGAATGTCGATGTCTGTTTTCTGGTAGTCACGGGAAGTGTCGCGGGTTTTCAGCTTCGGCTTCGGGGCCAGCCCGCGGGTCAAATCGCCCAATCCGCTGAAATAGGCCTGCTCGAAATCGTCAGCACCAGTCATGTTAGAGGCCAGGTTCTTGCGGGTTTCGCGCGTCAAATCGAACAGCGCTTCCCGGTATTCCTTTTCGGTGATGACTCCGGCTTCGAGTTCCGCCTTGCGGCGCTTGATGGAATCGCTGTACTCTTTCAGAATATCGATTCGTTGACGTTCCGCTTTATATGCCTCGCCGCGAGGAAGTTCCTTGAAGGAGTTTTCAAGGGCCTTATAGTATTCGCTCGCCAGTACCCCCTTGTCTCCGGAGGAGTAGGCGTCGATATAGGACTTCTCGACCAAATCTCGCAAGGCTTTGTCGTATTCGTCCTGCGTGATGATGTTGCTGTCGAGCTTTTTCTGCAAAGCCCTCAACGACTCGGTGTATTTCTCTTGCTGCTTTTCAAGCTCCGTTTTCTTGCCCTTCTTGCCGCCATCGGAAGAAAACAGAGACGTAGAGCTCGAAGAGGAAGCTTTGCCACCCAATTCAGCAATCTCCCCCGCAGCATCGGTGATGGCCTGTTCAGCCTTGGCAATCGCTGCGCGTAGGTTCTCGGCCTCACGGAGCGGATTGGCTTGCAGTTTTTCCGATGCGGCACCGTGGGCAAGCCTCTCTTGCCACGATCTGAAAGGGCGCTCCGGTGTTCCGACATTTGCGACGTATTGGTGGGCTGTCATGCCATCCCGGAAAATATCCTCATAAGCCTTTTTGTAAGCTTTCTGATATTTCTCACCCTCTTCCAGTTTCCGCAGCTGTTCCCGGGCATTGTTGGCTGCGGTTTGGGCAGTATTGTAGCGGTCTTGCGCCGCGAGCAGCCGCTTGCGGGCCTCGATCTTTTTGTTTATCTCGTCTTGGATCTTCGAGTCGAGCTTCGCGGTGTCGTAGCTTTCACCCAACAGAGCGTTGATCTCCTTGAGCGCCCCCAGTCGTTTCGTTTCGCCTTGGGAAGGGTCGTTCAAAATATGCTGGTATTTATCCAGACTCTGGATTTGGGTGTTGTCGGCCTTTTCGGCCAACTTCTTCTCCATGTCGGAGACGATATTCTTGATGCGGTTCGCCTCCCGCCCGGCTTTTATCAACCATCCGACAAGTGTCATTACGGCACTGATGGCAGCTGTCCAAAGCGTCGCCATCGCTGCCGCTTTCATCGTCGCCACAAGCTTCGCGAAGTTAAACTGCACGATATTAAACGCCCGTGTCCACCCTGTGGCGCCACTCGCGGCCGCCGCTTGCTGTGTCTCAGCAGTCACCTTCGCCGCCGCAGCCTTCTCGGCCTCTTGTGCCTTTACGAGGGCCGTCGTCTTGGCCGCAAGTGCCGCCTCGGCATTCGCAGTTCTGTTGCGCAGCCGTTGTTTCTTTGCTTCGGACGCCCCTACCACCGCTACCTTTTCGGCTTCGCGGGCCGCCACCACAGCCGCGGAGGCTTTGTCCACGGCCTCCTGTGCCCGGGCTACCGCCTCCTGCCGATTTTTAAGCGTGTCCTGCACCTTCACGGACGCAGCGACGAATTTATCGTAGTTGTTGCCGATAGACTTGAATACCCGGTATACGGCGTTGCCCAATCCTGTCGTGATAAGGATTTGCAGTCCGGTAAATACTGTTTTGGCGTTGTTGGCCAATACCCCCAGCAGTCGCGAAACAACATCGACGACGGATTTGAATTTCTCCTCGATACCCCACTTCTTGACAAGGTCGACGAAAACATTGCTCAGTCTGTTGAGCGACGTCATGAGGTTGTCGGTATCGACATTGGGAATCATCTCATTGAGTGCCTCGGCAAAACGCGGCAGGACATCCGAAGCATAGAGCTTACCCTGCTTCATCAGTTTGTCCATCTCTTCCACGGAGCGCCCCGTAGCTTTCGCCATAGCCTGGATTGCCACAGGGAGTCGCTCGGCCATCTGCAGGCGCAGCTCCTCGGCCTGGATCTTACCCTTGCTCATCATCTGCGACAAGGCCAAAAACACGCCCTTCTGGTCTTCGGCACTCAATCCGAAAGCTACCGCGGCCCGCGAAACGGACTCGAAGATCTTATACTGGTCGGATAGCGCCATGTTCGAAATATCCGCCGCAGCCTTGAACTTGGCAAACCCGCTCGTCAGGGAATTTACCTGTACGCCGTATTTCTTCGACAGCCCGATGATGAACTTCTGATGATCCGCATATTCCTCAGTCGACTTGGAAACGTTTTTCAGGGCGATATTGACACGCGAAGTCTCCTTCGCCGTTTCCATTAACTTCGATACGAAATTCGACAGTCCGATGGCCCCGCCGCCCACAGCTGCGGCAAAAGACATAAACTGCATCTGCATGGAGCGCAGATAGCTCTTGACGGAGGCGGAACCCTTTTTAAAGTTGTCCGTCAACAATTTTACCGCAATCGAAAAGGAGAGTTTGCTGCTCATGATCAGGATTTTTTACGCCATTGAACCGCATTCAGATCTATTAGCTCGCCATTCATGAACCGGCGGAACTCCTGCTCACTACGCACAAGCTCCTCCCGGGCTTTGCGGGCAGCCTCTTCGGCCTCCCACGGGAATATGTGGAGTTTCTGCGGGTTTTTGAGTTTCTTTCCGTCAACATGGGGAAGAATCGCGTAGAATGTCCACAACCTCCGGGATTCCTCCTCATGACGGAGCTTGTCATTCAAGGCCTCGATATACATGGGGAGATCCTCGACAAGCATTTCGTGCATCACGAAGTGGGCATCCATGCCCGCAGATACGATCAGTTTCGCAGCAATGGAACCTATCGTGACATTTTGCGTCGCACAGGCATCAGACTTACCTGCAATTTTCTGCTTGCGGGAAAACTGCGCCGCGAAAGCGCTGTAAGCAGTCAGGGAGCGAACCTCCGCAGCAACGATCTTTTCACTTTGCAGCGTCTGTTCGAATACATCGAACGTAAACGGCTCGGCAGCACATGCCACGGTCGCGCAATACAGCAATCTCCGCATGTCGTTTTCATCGGAAAAATCCATGTGGAGAAAGCTGCGCCCGGTCATTTGTTCCCACCGAACGATAGCCTCGATGTCAAGTCTGCTCTTGATGTCCATACGTTTTAAAAAGGGGCGGCAGAGGCCGCCCCTGCGTAATTATGAAGTTGCTACTCTACGAGCGTACCGTCTGCCAGTTCACCGGTACCTTGGAGCGTAATGCTCGAAGTACAGATCGAACCGTTGTCGGCGGTCATGCTCAGTGCCGTGATAATCGCCTCCCCTTTGACAAGGCTGTCACCCTGCGGAAAGTCGCCTTCGGATTCTGCGGTTTTCGCCAGCACGAACGGGATGGGCATACGCTCTTTCATCAAACGCTTCAACGTATTGAATGAACAGTGCCCCGTTTTGAGGGAGAGGAGGGATTCGCTCGATACCGTGTATCCGAGCTGGCCGACAAGGAATTCTTTCCAGTTGCCGGACATCTTGCTGCTGGTGTCGATCGTGTCTGTGCTGATCTCGATACTGCACGACGTACCGAACGCAATGGGAAGAACCGTTGCGGGGGGAGTACCTTCCGCCCCGGGCGCTTCTGTCTGGACAAAGAGCATGAGCTTGTCGCCCGTGATCATGTCCTTCGATGAATCATACCTTTTTTCTGCCATAATTTATTGAATTGAAAATTGAAGTACTTGTAAATATTTCTTGTCGATATAATCCTCGACATAATCCGTTAGGCGAATGCGCATGTCGGGATCCTGCCAATCTCCTTCCAGTGCGTCATAAATTATATCGGCAATCTTGAGGCTTCTATCATAATCATCGCTTATGACGTTGATATAGAAATAGGAACGCTGCAAAGACGGCCCCATCTTAGACCATTCTATATCCATCCCGTCGCGCTGATAGGAGACGAAATCACCCGGGGTACCCTCCGGTGCGACGATGGGGAAAATCTTGGTGCCGACCATCGCGGACAGATCCTCGCAAGCACGAAGTATTTTGACAACCTCGGTGATAATCGTAAATTTCTTGTCTGCACGTCCCATTACATCCTGCTTTGAATACGTTGGATCGCCATCTCGATGCCATGCAAGATCTCCTGCATCGCCGAGCGTTCCTCGCTCTGGCGGGCATCGCTCCAAAAGTAGTTGGCGGGCATGATGCCCCGATTCTTCCCGGACTTGGTACTACGACGACGTGTCCCCAGGTCTACAAGGTGAGCATGATGTCCGCGCCCCGTATATCCTGCCAGCGACATGACATACTGCTTGCGGTACACCACGCCGAAAGCTCCGAGCAGATTGCCTTTGCCTTTTCCCTTCAGACGCGACCGGAGATTACCGCGCCCCCGGCGCGAAAAGACCTTCGCGGCACGAAGCATACCCTCCTTGATCGCCTTTTGCTGTTCAAAGGCATCCAGGCTGTGAACCAAATACTCGGCGGCCTGACGCGTTTGTATATCTACGACAATCATTCGTTTATCTTGTTTACGTTCACCAGGTAGGTGTTGTCCGTGATATTGCGGTCGAGCAGGATGATTTTGTAATCCACACCTTGGAATTCCACGATCTGACGGTCGTTGATCTTCGGGCTGTAGCGCACCTGCAAGACCCCGAAATGCCCATAAAACTCCTCCTTGGCTTCGACCTTGTCCTTGTCGGTTACATTGGAAAAGCGTTTTTTATACGCCCGGCATCTGTGTACCGCGACATACTCCTTACTGACGGCTCCTGTGGCGGTCTGAACCATACGGGGCTCCTTGAACACGACAATTTCACGCAACAATCCCGCTCTCATCTCGAATAATCCCTATAAAGTCCGATAAGATGTTTGTAAGCTTTGGTATCTTGAACCAGGACACCGAAAGCGACGCTTTCACGGCTGGCGTAGTAGTTCCCGATCAAGAGTAACATGGCCTGACGAAGGGGTGCCGGGATTTCCCCGGTTTCCCCCTCTAACTCCGCCAGAGGTACGCAGATATCCTGCGCAACGACTTCTTGGGCGACAGCGATCAGGGACGAAATATACTGGTCGTCGTCCTCGAAATCGTCCTCGATGTTCAGGTGCCTCTTCGCCTCCGCCAAAGTAATACAAGCCATACCCTACGATCCTATTTGAAGGACGCAGTGACGAACGAGTCGTCGCGAACCTTACCCAGATTCCAGTACGAATTCACGATGATGCGCACCATCGCCTGCCCGGCCTTCGTGTACGGATCCGTAATGAAGTCCATTGCGCCCCACTGTCCGATGAAGAAGTCGGCCCAGTTGCCGAAAATAGCGCCGGCCTCGTCCGTCGCCTCCTGAAGATCCGCAGGAATGTTGTTGCTGCGTAATGCACGGTAGCCGTTAAGCGTGCCGTCGCCGTTCCCGGTAAAGATGAAGCCACCGGCACCCGAGGCGTCCTTGACCTTCGTCTTCGCAAGGCCGATAAGTTTCGGGTTGAGAAGGTAGGCCAGATTCCCGAACAGCGCGTTGTTCGTGTCGCACGCGGTTTCCATCGCCACGATCTGAGCCCATGTCATTGAGCCACTGATCTCGGGCGTTTCTTGGAACAGTCCGTCGGGGATCTTAGCATCGTGTGCCGCCTTGCTGAACGCCGTCTTTTCCAGCTTCTGGGCGATAGCTGTGGCCAGCAGGCGGCGAACCAAGGCCTCAACACTCGTATTCTCCTGCACCAGCAGCTGCCGGCTGATCTCGACGACAGCCGTAAGGCGCTTGGGAGAGAACACCGTTCCTTTGGAAATCGTCGGAGCTCCGTCCTTAGCTTCGTCGTTCTCGCCTTCCCAGGATACCGTCGCAGCGCTGACATTGGGCCAGTAGATATTGCCCCGCAGGCCATTCATGATACGGGCGCCTGCACGCGTCAGAATCAGATTCGGCTCCAACGGGAGCAGCATCTCCATCTGATCTTCGTCGACCACGACACCCGTCGTAGCTTCCGTAGCTGCGGTAAGCGCCGCGCGGGTGTTCATCGGAAGGATAAGATTTCCACTGTCGGAATTGCTGGCCATGTACGGGGCGTGGATACGCGTAGCCTCGTCGATCATCCGCGCCTCGGCGTCATGCTGGGGCTGACGATTCAGCTGGTTGACGAGGGCCCGACGGAAAGAGAACTTCCCTTCCGGCATGTGCGGCTGCGGCTTGCCGCGGTTCTCTGACTCGCGGGTTTCGATTTCGAGGTTGATTTCAGCCATACGCACCTGAATCTCCCCCAGCTGCGTATTCTCCGCATCGGTGAACTGACGCTTTTCGTTGCGGGCGCCATCGATGATGCCCTGTGCCTGCGTCGCGAGGCTCCTTTTCTCGTCACGCAGTTCGGTGATACTCTTTTCTTTTGCCATATGTATTAGATGTTAAAAAGTTGTTCTGCCTTGGCGTAATACTCTTCGCGGCTGCGACGTTCTTGCTCTTCCAATTCTTTCTCGGCCTCCTCCTTGCCGCGCAAAGACACGCTGGTCGCTGAGTAAGCCGCACGATATACGGGTGACACATCGAATATCTCCGCGATTTTGAGAATGCGACGGCTCCAAATACCGTCGTCGCGCCGTTCCCACTTATCCTGCTCGACCGTAAAAGCAAAGGAACTCTGATCGATCTCGCCGCGCCGGAGGTTCTCTTCGAGTTCATGACCGATCGCCGTATCCGGCCGCACGAAGCGGTATTTCAAACCGCGGTCATCGACCGTAAGCTCCAGGCTGCCTTTACCGTTCTTCGACCGCGCGAGAACTCCGCGCTCGATCGAATGGTTCAATAGTGCAAATACGTCGCTGCGCTCCAAAACCCCCTCCAAAGCTCCAGCTTCGATAGTTTCGTAGAAGGGCAGCCCGTCAGACTGCGTATCGAAGAGCATGGCATAACCCTCGACCATCCCCTCCTCGGGGGCGAAGCGCACTTCACTCTGGGTATTCCTTACTTCTCTTTCCATTATTTTCAATTTTGATTTTGATCGTCTGTTATATTCGGATCCGACGCAGAAGCGGCCACGGGCTTCCGATCGGCGGGAGGCGTCACCACTGCCATATCGAGCGTCTGAACATTAACCTGCACGAATGCCTGATCCCCATTATCCAGGCGGGAGAGGTTATTCTCTCGGCGAACCTCATTCGGGGTAATCGCGCCGATATAGAACATGTCTTTCAAGTAGGCAGCCTGCGCAGCCTTGTCGGTACGCAGGATCGCAGAGGTAGAAAACTCTGCAACGACACTATTGCGCTCCGAAGGCAGGAAAACTTTGCGGTTGATTTCCTGCTCAATTTTCGTGATGACAGACAGTGCCGTATCGGTCAGGTAGTCCAGCTGCGTAGCCTCCACAGTAGAGTAGCTCGACTTACTCAAGTCGAACGCCTTGACGGGCGAAACAGAAAAGAAGCGGCAGATATCGATGACATTGAACTGACGCGATTCGAGAAGCTGGGAATCCTTCGGGCTGATGGTAATCGGCTGGTATGTCATATTTCCCTCCAGTATCGTGACGTTACTGCGATCGGGATTCTGGTTCATACGCCGATCCCACGTGGCGTAGATATCATCCTTCTGCTCCTTTGTGAGGCGCGGGCCCTCCACTTTGAGAACCCCGGCGGCACTCGCACGACTATGCAGGAAATTGACCGCATGCTCTTCGCTCGCCGTGGCGATGCCAAGGGTCTGCCGGGCATGTGTAAGCGTAGAAACACCTATGATGCCGTCGTAGCTGAAATTCAGGACGTGAATCATATCCTTTGGCTCCACAAGACCCTTGAATCCCGAAACCTGATAACGTTTCCGCTTGATTCCGCGGCTGTCCATAATCCAGACGATAGACACCAGCTGCGCCGGAATGAAGATCAGTTGCGTGACTTCCAATTTCGAATTACGCTCAATATAGGCGTATCCGTTACCTTGAAGCAAGACAGAAGCCATCAACGTTTTGACGAACGTATAGCGCGTCATGTTTTCATTCGGCTCTGAATTCAGCAGATAGTAGGCCGGGTGCGACTTATATTTACTCTTGAAGCCTTCTTTGTCCAGGAGGTAAGTTTCGAGCGGAAGCACGGCAACGCTGCCCGAGATGAGATCCACACACCGATAGACAGTGGAGAGAAGCATCGGCAGGCTGTTACTTTGCAGGAAACCCGGATAACTTCCCGTATATGCGGAAATCCCGGACGTTTCTTGCTTAGACGCCTTGCGGAAATCGATAGAAAGCTTGTAGCCGAAAAAATTCATCGCATCCTCTTTGCTATATAACCAAAGAGATGTCTGACATTTTGTCCGACAAGTGTAAAATCAATAGAGTTGTCCGTATCTCGGTGTAGACAAATAGGCCGAGAGAGCCATCAGACAAGCAATCACGCCGTCGATCTTTTTTTCCTCGTACTGTTTCGACGGTTTTGTATTTCCGTTCCGGTCGCGGGCCATGACAACATTGCGAAAACAGTGGCGCGTGATGATATTATTATCGAATTTCGCCCGATACGACAATATCAGGCGTTCGAGTTCCTTGGTCGGGCGGTTGAAATTGCCGATGCTCTGGCTGACCGGCTCCATAGGCATTCCCTTTTCCGTAGCATTGATGACGAACTGCGTGGCATTCCAGTCGTCATACCCCACCTTTTGGAGGTAGAACTGTTGCTGAATCTGCAACAGGTCATTCAGAATGTAGTCGTAATCCGTAACGTTGCCCGGAGTTACCGTAAGGCTTCCCATACGGCGCCATTCGCCGTAACGCTCTTTAAAACGCTTTTCTTGAAGGGCTGCCTCCGGAAGATAGTATTTCACAAAGAAGTATATAGCCTCCTCGGTGGGTATCATAAACGCAAGAGCCGTGAGGTCGCTCGTAGCAGACAGGTCGACACCCGCAAAGCAATCCCTGCCGTAGAAATCCGCGGCATTAAGGTTTTGCGAGGCTGACAAAATGTAGTGATCCGGGATCCACACCGTATCGGCATCGCACCATATGTTGATATTCTTGGTTTTAACGCCCACCTCCTCGGACGGAGAGTTCACGGCTTTCTGCACCTGCTCGCGGATATAGGCGGGCTTTACAGTAACCCCTAGGTTCGGGTTGCTCTTGATCCATACGTTTTCATCTTTCCAATCGTCCCCCTCGTCCAGCGCATAAATCAACGCAAAAAGAGAATCATCCGGCTTCAGCCCGCTCAAAACCTCCGTACACATCGTACGATACTGATAGCACGGGCCCAGTTTGTCGAAGCCCGCTGTCGTGATGATGACACCGAGGGGATCGTCACGCATACCCTGCGATGACTGCAATACGTCTTTCAGTCTGGTATTTTTGGCAGCATGGTATTCATCGAGTAAGTACATCGAAGCATTGAATCCGTCAAGTTTGCTGTCATCGGCAGCCAAGACCCGCAGCGTAGACAGCATCTTGTCGAAATTGACCCTATCCCGATATGGCTTCAAGTATTTACCTATAGGGTCGATGCTCTTCACGAAATTCGAACACATACCGAAGCTGATCTTCGCCTGATCCTTGCTGTTGGCCGCAAGATAGACCTCCGCATTCATCTCACCCTCCCCGATCAGGCTGTTAAGACACAGGGCCGCCGCAAGGGCTGATTTCCCTTGTTTTCGCGCCATCTCCATATACACGGATTTAACCAGCCGGCTCCCATCCTCTTTACAATAGAATCCGTAAATACTCGCAACAGCGAACTCCTGCCACAATTCCAACACGAAAGGCTTGCCGGCATGACGCCCCGTATAATGCCGGAGCATGCGAATGAAACGGATCACTTCCCGAACCTTTCTTTCGCGGAATTCGTACCTGTCATCCTCCATGAGAGCAAAAAAACGCTCGCAGGCGAGCCTAACCCACTTGCCCGCAACGATATCTCCGGCCAGCACGCGCTGAGCGTATAGTATATATCCCGGAACCTCAACCACGGGTGCGTTTTTCTCGGATATACTCATCGAGCGGAGTGTCAGGAACGCCATCACCCGGCTTATGCGAATCTATCTGAGCCTTGCTCTTAATCGTCAATCCGTATTGTTTGGCCACATCGAGGTATTGCGCCCACGCTTCGCGGGCGATATTCACATACGGATGCTTGACCTCCTCGCCTTTCTTGTTGGTGGTGATCATCGAATGCTCCGACAACCAGTATATCGCCGTGAGGTACTGGTCGAAACTGGTGGCCAGGCGATGCAGGTTCGGAATATCCGACGCATCTATTTTATTCTCGTCATTCAACTTACGAACCAGATCGCGGATGAAGCGTTTCGTCTCATCGTGCTGGATCGATCCCGGTATCTTAAACCTTACATTTCCCATATTATTTTTCTGAATTTTCGTTGTGGATATTCTGGTGACATTTTTTGCAGACAGACATCAGATTGGAATAATCGTAAGCAAGCCATAGGCGCCGCTGTGGGTTATCCGTAGACATGAACGAAACAATGTGGTGGATGTCCTCCGCAGGCGTCGTGAGACCCTTCCCTGCGCATACCTCGCATAGAGGATTGTTCATGAACTTAACTTCACGCAGGTGCTGCCAACGGCGGCTATTATAGACCTTATGACGCTCCGCATCGTAATTGCTGCTATTCTTCTTGGTTTTCCGAGGTTTTAAGATTGTCGGCATAGGATAATGAACTATATTGTTTTTCATCTTTGCATGTTTGGTAGAATACCATGCGGTAGCGATATTGGAAATACTCGATAAACTCGGTGTCCGTGCGGAAATTACGGGACAGCATATCGTGCGAGACATGCAGGATCGTATCGTGGAAGACATCCATATCCTCCACCGAGCCGAGGTTATGAGCCCTGGAAACACAGCACAGACGCAACAGCAAATCGTAATTGCGGGCTATGATGAGCGCAACATCCGGCAAAAAACACCCTTTACATCTGTTTCTCATCCTCGTAATACTTCACAGCATCCTCGACACCTCGCTGCAAAAAAGCCCGCGCAACAACCGACACGTTTACACCATTAACCCGGGCAACCTCCTCCAGGTGATGGTAAACGTACGGCGTCACACGGACGCAGATTTTGATTTTATTTTCGGGTCGAACCAGGGCGAGATCCGCCGATGTATTGCAATATTTTTTCTGAGACATCTTGTTTATCCGAATTTATCACTACCTTTGTATTGGGCTCAGGGGTGATCTTTCGGGATTGCCTCTTTTTTATTTTTTCTCCAGCTCTTCAAGGAGGGCATCGGCGAGGGCGATAGCAAATTTGACACCTTCGGCAGACAGCCGACTTACTCTAGCGCACGACCCCGCCAATGCATATCCGGCATACACCCTCCGCCAGTACTCCCGGTCAACTGTTAAGTTTTCCTTAATAGTTGGATCAACCTTTTCGGTAGCTTCGTCGATATGCTTCCCGTACTCTCCCCGCGCCAGCTTCTCTGCGTAGTCGTCATCGCGCATCATTAGACCATCATCACGAGTTCGACCAGAAATTTCGTATACTCCAGATGCGGTGTAGCTCCTCATATCCTCATATCCCCCTACATCCACCAATGCTACCACCGTATAGAAATCGTGAGCACGATTAGTACATATGATTCTTACTGGCTCGCCATTTATCGTACACACCGCCGCACCTGCTTTGGCGGCCGCTAAGTCAAATTCTCTCATTGTATATTTGTAATTAGTTAATTAAATTTGAATAGTTAAGACATCAGAGTATGGAATAAGTCCGATCTCT